ATCCAGTTGTCGTAAAGGTCGCCAAGCAGCTTAATTACTTCGGCCTTATCAAGCGCTGCAATCATGCCCCGCATTCCGGCCAGGGCTTCGATTAAACGTTCAACCAGGCCAAACTTAGTGGTCAATTCTGCGCTGCGGGCACCGCTAATATGACTCGTCAACGATTGCTCTAGCTCGTGCAAATCCATGTTTACAATTCCTCAAAACTAACTCTTAAAATGCTTGTGAATTGGGAATACTGCCGCCAGCGTTCTTCGCTGATTGGTGTTGGCCACTGCATCTCGACAACTCGCCAGCCTGTGAATGCGTCGGCCATAATGCTTTCAATAATGATTTCCATGACCGTCAGGTATTCATCGGCATCATTGTCCCAGTCGTCTGTATCGGCCCCGAGGGGCGCAAATAGGGCAATAAACACCGCCAGCGTTTTTGGATTGTCACCACGGTTGCGAAAAATAACCTCGCCATCGGCTGGCACAATTAAAAACTTCGGCGCGGTCAACTCGGCTCGGTCAATGGTCGGAATGTTGCTAACAACGGTCGCAAAATCTGTCAGCGCGTTAACGCGCGTTGCTACCAGCTGCCGCAAATCAAACCAGTCGCTCAAAATGCACCCGCTTTGCTTTCCACTGTGTGTATTCTGTAGGTTTTATTTTGGCGGTCATGCCAGCGCCAAACAGGCTCGCCGCCAAGTTGTACCACCGTGTACTGCTTGGCAGTCGCGCCTGTTCCGGCTTGGATTCGGTCACCGGCTTCAGGCTGCACACCAGCACCAAAACCGGTTACCAAATCTGCTGCGTCGATCAACCAGTCCACTTGCCGACCACTGAGTAAAACACCGTCACCGGTATCTGTCTCAAACCGAGTTTCTGCCTTAGTTGCGGTCAACGTATAGGTCGTACCGTCCTGGGCGTAAATAACGCTCTGGCTCATGTACGCTTTACGCTGGGTTCGCAACCACTCGGCGCCATCGGCAAGCAAATCCATTAGGCTTCGCCTTTGCTCTTGATCCCGCCTCGTTTTTCCATCAAATTTACACCGAAGTCGTGGTAGCCTCGCATCGAAATACCAAGCAAGTCAAAATCAGCGTCGGCCATTTCAACCGTCGGTGTCTGCACACCATTTAGGAAAACAACCTCGATAGTTGGGAGGTCAGCAGGATCGGCCAGTAGATACCATGCCTTGGTGCTGTTGCCCGTGAAGGTGGTGTTGCTTAGGTAAGGACAAGTTACCGGAATGTAACGGTTGGCAAATACGTTAGCGTTGGGTACGCGCTCGGTCGTAGCTGCTCCGCCAGTGTTGTGATTGGTGCTAACAAACAACTCTCGGGCAATGCTGTCCAGTTCTGGTGGAACTAGCAAATATCGCGGCATAATACCCAACGGTTCTCCATCAGGATCGGTTTGCTTCATAAACTTTTCAGCACCGGCCCGCAAACCTTCGCTAGAAAGGTTGGTGGTTGCACCGGTAATGTAGTTGTTGTTGCCGCTGGCAAAAAAACTACTGTTGTCCATAAATTCCGTCCAGAACACTTTGTTCAGCTTAGTTGCTGCACCGCGGCCCAATCGAGCGCGAACGCGGTTAAACGCGCCCATGTCGTCGTTGATAATGTCCCTGCGGTCGATGCCTAAGAACTTGGCGTAGGTGTCCGCCTGGTTGGTGTACTCTTGCTCGCCCAGCGTACCGTGTTTGATTCGCTCGCCGCGCCCTAGCTTTTCGTAGTCCAGGTCACCGGTCAAACTATAGGATTTCATTTGTTTGAAATCGCTGACTGGCGTAATTTGCGCGATGGATCGCCAAGAGGAATCGACTGCGTTGAATGCATCCATAATCATCTTGTTAGCTACGTTGCTTAGGATTCCACCGACATCGTAGGTGCTAACGCCGCTCGATGCCTGCACGTTGAACGCAGCTCGTAATAAACCGCGAACGTCTTTGTTGCTTTCACCGTTCCAGCCGTTGCGACGGGCCTGAATTCGCAAAAACTCGGTGATAGTTAGACCCTGCTTCCAATTGCGCCGAGCAGCTTCCAATACTTCGGGTCGGTAATACTTCTCCGAATCGAAACTACTGCCCATTGCCAGCGCAATTGCTGCTTCTAGCACTTCTTCATTCACTGCTGGCTTGCTGGCACTGACTCGGCCCAGCGGTCGCAAATCTCGCATGAGGGTCAATTCAAATTGGTCAGGGCTGTTGCCACTTTCAATTGCTTTGCGGGTTGCGGCTTCGACGGTCAAAATGTCTCGGCCATCGTCCATGGCTCGCTGCGCGATTGCAGCAATTGCTTTCTGTCGGTTTTGCTCCAACTTAGCTCGCTCAAAAACTGCCTGAACGTCTGCGCCTGCTTCAATCTTTTCTGATTCCTGGTTTTCCATCTGGTTTTCCCCTTCAACAAATTCTGCGGCCACTGCCGCGGAAGTGCTGCGGTCGGCCCCCAATGTTACAAAACTCACCTCATACAACTCACCGCCTCGCACAACGTATGCTGGGCCGTTTACCTTCGATCCATTTACCACTGCCGATTCGCCATCAGCCAAAAACTGAGGTTTACCTTGCACATCGACTCCCACGCTCGCCTGCCATGGGAAACCACCCTGGGCCAGGCTTACCACCTGCTCTGCATCGGCTGTACTGGCGCTGATGGTGCCTGCAATGTCCAGTCGATTCGGTGGTGTGATAGTTGGCGATCCATGTCCCACGATTCGCTCGGCATCATGGCTACGCAGCAGCGGAATGGTTTTGGGGGTATTGAGGCTTTCAAGGTCAACAACCACTGGATGTCGCCAACCATTGACCCGCACTGGGCCACCGTTATAAGCGTTAACGCTCGCCGTGGGTCGGCCTGGTTGCCCGTCAGGCCCCTGGGCCATTTCAATCGTTACAGTGGTTGATAACTCAAGTTTCATTGGCTGCGTCATCCTCTTGGTCGCTTTCCTCGCCCACACCGGGATCAATTTCGCCTGATGGTTCATCTTCTGTGTCTTGCATTGGCTGCGGCTGCGGCTGGCCAGGCGGCTGCACTGCTGTACCGGTCAGGCCCAGCTCGGCCATTAGGGCCATTTCCCTAGCTCGCTGCTTTAGCTCATCTTCCCAGTCGAGGCCACGCCTGGCGTACTCTCGGGCCAGGGTCGTTGTATGGTTGGCTAACTCTATTTGCTGCCCGTTGGCTTCCTTCGCTCGGTCAACATGCTCGGCTTCCGTCCAGCGCCATAGGGGCCGCCAATCCATCGCGGTTTCGGCAAAGATTTCTGGGAGGTAGCCAGGTATCAACAATGCCTCATCTAACCAGTCCTGCCACAGACGGTCTAGGAACTGACGCTCGTAAATCAAAACTCGCTCAGCGCTGCGGGTTCGCCAAAATGCTTGTAGGTCCAGGCGGCCCGAGGCGTAGTTGTATTTGGATGCGTCAATAGCTAACACCGCTGGCATGTCAACGCAGCGGGCCGCCTCTCGTATCATGGAGGTCACAAACCCTTCAAATGTTGCGTTCGGGTTTTCGGCTTTTAGCTGGCTCAGCTTTGCACCGGCTGGCAGGGTTACAAACGCACCGCGTTCGATTTCCATGCGTTCCCAGGGTTCGGCCTGTTCTTCATCGTCACCTACTGCGCTCTGCTCCAAAACGGCTGCATGGTCTGCGGCTGTTTCGGCTGCGGTCAGTGTTGCAAGAACAAATCGTCGCAGCTGCGCAAAGATACCCAGGCTGGGCGTTAGCCAGGGGACACCGCGCAACTGCTCGGGCCGGTCAGCGCGAAACAAATGATAAACGTCTTGGCTGCTTAGCAGTGTTGCGTTTTGTATGGGGGTAAACAGGTCGCCAGGGTGGTTGGGTAGAAAGTAATAGCCCAGAACATCGCCATTGGCATCGGTCACCACTGCGGATTCATCAGCCCCTAAAACTGCAATCGCTGATTCGGTTTCAAAATGATCGGCCTCGACCAATCGTACATTCAGTCTAACTGCTGATTTCCAAAGTGGGTTTTGGCTGGTGTATTTGACGAAAAACGCTTCACCGTCCTGGGGTACTGCAATGGCTGCCGTACTTAGCTTTTCGGGAATACCGGCCTCGCTCCACCACTCGTAAAACAGGCGGCCTACCACGGCTGATATTTCGCTAACGTCTTCGCGCTCCAGCTCGTAACCCATGTAGGTGAGGCCAGGCGTCGGCCCGCTGCCGATGGTGTAATTACCAAGCGTAGACACAATGCCGCGGGCGTAACTGTTATTGGCAATCTCGTATCTGCTGCGTCTTCTAAGCGTTCGCCTGACATGAGCGTTGTTGGCACTGCGGCTACTCAGGTCGTCCGACTGCGCCCAATGCTTTTGGTTGTCGTAGTTGCTCTGCGCAGCATCATATTTCTGACGCACGACAATTTTGGTTCGGGTCAATGGCTTAAATAGCTTGCGAATTGCAGCGAACACTAGGACGCTCCTGGGGGAACGATCTTCGTGTAGATCAAACCACGGTTTTTACGACGAAGGTTTTTCTTGGCCTGTAGATATTTGTCGGCTTCGATCAATTCTGACAGGCTGCGCTGAGTGACTGTCACACCGTCCACGGTTGCCGACTGCGGGTTAGTCGCAGCGGTTCCAATCGTTTGCTCTAGTTCGCTCGGGTTGCTCACTGGCGCAGCTTTCAGAAAATCCCAAAATCGTCGTCTGACAAAATTAGGATCGCTGCTACTAAGAATAGCTATTTGCCTTTGGGTTTATTTTTTGGTTTTCGTCCAGTATTGGACAAATTGCCAATAATGGTTTCTTTAGTCAGCACCCTGTGCCCACAATGTCGGCAGACTCTCACTCGGCTTCTGGTTTCACCTTGGTTGCGAGTAACCCAGGCGCGCAAGTCTGCGCAGTTGCACTTCGGGCAGCGTAGGCCCGGACTCACCGGAGTTCTCGCTTGGCTTGCTGTTGCTCCCGCCATGAAACGCGCTTCCTTTCAGGCTTCGCTTGCTGGCCTGGCATACTGGCCCCGAGGTAGTTGGCTGCAACGGCTGCACCTACCAAACCGTCAAACCACTCGTTGTCTCGACCAATCCGCTGCTTCCATTCGTAAATTTTCCTTCCAGTAGATTCGCTGCTGGCATCCAGGGCAAACTCGGCTGTCAGGTGGTCACTCAGCATGACATGCGTGTCGGGCCGATCCCCGA